ACCATGTGCAACCTTCGAACCCTCGAAGGCCGCAAGCATTTTGTCTGCTAATGACATGCTTGGCTCCTGTTGGGTGAAAAACACGGTAAATCTTTTTGAGAAGATCTACCGTGTTAAATTTTTAGAAGGGTATTTCGTCGTCCTGATCTTTGGCTTGGTTGTCAGTCTGAGAAGAGTCTTGTGTTTTAGCCTGCTCTTCTACAACTTTAACTTCACCTGCCATTACGCTTTGTCTGAATGACTTAGCCTCTTCAAACAATTCCCTCTTGTCACTAGGAATAGGTCCAACCTTTGATACGGCATAGTTCGCATACTTCTGGTTGTTTTTGTTAACCTCTTGGACACTACTTAGTTTCCAGATCGTACTGTAGATAGGAATGATCTGTAAGTTTCCTGTCTTCGGGTTACGTGCCTTGTTCATAGCAATCATGGTGCGCCATCTCTTTGCCACCTTACGTTGAGTGCTTGTCATGGATAAGACAACAGGCTCATAGTCTCCATCTTTCATAATCAAACAATAGTAATCATCTGAAATCACCAACTCATTGTCATTTGGAAGAAGATCCATAGTCCTGCCTCCCTCAACAATACGATTAGCTTGTTGGATAATAGGGTCTGTTGGATCAAGTTCTCCTACAAAACCACCACCCTTTACCAAAGGAACCCATTCTTTGTAGGCTGTCTTTGTATAACAAGGTATAACATCAGCTTCTTGGTACACTTCTGATGTCAAACTGTTAAACATTTCACCTGCACCTAGTCCCTCAATATACTTGGCATCACTCTTGTCCAACTCTGGTGACAAAGATTGTGCTAGTTTAAGGAACGGTATCTGTAACTCTTCTGCTGAAAAGACTGCGCCCTCGGAGCCGTCATCAAACATATCGTTTACAAATTCTGAGACCGCTGTCTCTTTTGCTTTCGCCACTGCATTAGCCATCTACATTCTCCTCATCTGGTCTAACTATTTTTTGCCATTCATCTAGTTTAATTTCCATTTCTTCTATATGATTACTTGCCTCTTTCTTAGTCATAGGAAAGGAAGCATCTAGAATAATAGGAGCAACAAAGTCTGCCCCAGATTCATACGCTAACTTTTGAAGTTCCAACGTCATAACTTGTATCTTGGCGAGTTGTTTGACAGTCGCCGCCGATCTATGCAGAGCCATGATCTGGTCTGTATAATCACTCTTTCGCATACTATTTCCTCCTGATTTCTGCTGCGTTAGTTACATATGCCCCGAACAAATCGAGATCTATTGGTGTGCCTTTTGTAATTTGTTCTTTTACAAAAGCCTTCAACGTAGAAGGATGCACATGGGTCTTGGTCTTCGGATCAAAACCTTTGTCACGCAGTAAACCAATCACGTCCCCTGCCATATTGTCTTCACCTTTACCAAACGAACAGGTCACATCATTCTTAATGATGTCGTCCATTCCATTTTCACGTAGCCATGTGAAAGCTTTCTCTCTGTTTGCTACAGGAATAGAAGCTTGAACAATCATCTTACGTGCAACGGTCACACCGTCTACGTCCAGACGTTCAATACCCATCTCATCCATCAATGCAGGAATGCTGTTGGTCTGCATATTCATCTTGTTTGATTTGAGCTTGGAAAGATATTCTTCGGTAGTAGCAATCTCGTCTTCTACCTGTCTTAGTTCTCGGACAAGATGCGATAGCTGCTTGCCCTTATTCTCTTCGATGTCTTCGAGCACTTGGCCCTCATCGAATATGTCTTCAAAGATGTCACTCATCTAGTATCTCCTCTTCAGGGTTCGGTTGACAAACCATTTCGCCATCCGTATTATGGACTCTACTGGAGGTATGTGATGACTGTCAAGTACAAATATAAACTAAAACCATTCAAGCATCAGGAGGATGCGCTCGAAAAAGGTTGGGACAAACTTGAGTTTGCTTTCTTTATGGAGATGGGTACAGGGAAATCAAAAGTCCTGTTAGATAATCTAGGAATGTTGTTCCTGGCAGGGCGAGTAAACTTCGCTCTGATCCTCGCACCAAAGGGTGTATATAGAAACTGGGTAACCAAAGAAATACCAGAACATATGTCAGATGAAGTACCACATCGAGTGATTCGATGGGTTGCTTCTCCTAACAAAAAACAAAAAGAAGAAATGCAATCTGTCAAAGAACCATTTGCAGGGCTGACAATCTTTGTCATGAATGTTGAATCGTATTCTACACGCAAGGGCCAGGTTGCCGGAGAGTGGATGGCAAACTCATTCGGATCTCTGGGATGTATTGCAGTGGACGAATCAACAACCATAAAGAATCATAAAGCCAAGCGCACAAAAGCACTATTAAAAATATCCAAAAAATTTATGTACAAAAGACTATTGACAGGTTCTCCTGTTACAAAAAGTCCTCTGGATGTTTTCGCACAGACCGAGTTCCTTCGACCTGGTCTCATGAATCATGAATCTTTCTACTCGTTTCAGGCTCGATACGCTGTGGTTCAACGTCGGACTATGGGTAGCCACGCCTTTCAACAGGTTGTGGGATACAAAAATCTTGACGAACTTACTGAGAAGATCGATGCGTTCAGCTTCCGTGTACTCAAGAAAGATTGTTTGGATCTGCCAGACAAAATCTATACGGCTCGGTATGTCACCCTGACTGACGAACAATATAAAATGTACAGCGATCTACAAAGACAAGCAATGTTGTTACTCGACGATGGTGAAATGGTAACTGCTCCGGCTGTAATTACACAGATGCTACGCATTCAACAGGTTCTATCAGGACATCTAAAGACTGACGATGGTGAAATGAAATACTTTCCTTCACGTCGCATGGATGCATTGGAGGAGATCCTCGAAGAACATGATGGCAAAGCAATCATCTGGTCTAGGTTCCGATACGACATCATCAAGATAACAGAGATGCTAAACAAAAAGTTTGGAGAGGGATGTGCCGCTGCATACTACGGGGATACCTCGGATGATGAGCGTAATAATATCGTGACTAATTTCCAACAATTAAAAAATCTGAAGTTCTTTGTAGGCAATCCTGCGACCGCAGGCTACGGCCTGACTTTGACCGAAGCTGATCTCGTGATATACTATGCCAACGACTTTAACTTGGAGACCCGCATACAATCAGAAGATCGTGCCCATCGTATTGGTCAAAAGAAAAATGTAACTTACATTGATCTTGTATCCGAGGGCACCATTGACGAGAAGATAGTCGAAGCACTTAGAAACAAAATCAACATCGGCGCAAAGGTATTAGGAGAAGAGGCAAGAGAATGGCTAAGTCTAAAGCCCACGAAGAACTAATCGAAACAGTTGTAGACTACAAACGTGGACTACGAAACCTGAAGACTGGGACAGAAGAACTGGTTCGCATATCTGGATTAACACCAGACATAGCCGCCGCATTTCTGACAGACATGAAACGAAACAGTGTCACCCAGATCCGTGGGTATTCCAAAGAACCAGAACGATTGCGTAAAGGAAAAGAAAAAGCCCCGTCGAAACGGGGCTAGTTACCGAGGCCACAGGCGTGAGCCTTGAGCAGTGTGACTATACAGTAACAGATCCAGTCTGTTTTGCATACTCTTTTCTTATAATCACAGACAACTGTCGGGTCATTGTCCGTTGTTCGTCGTCCGCAAGTTCTTTCAATCTCTCATGATCTTCAGGCAACAACGCTACATTACAGAAACGTCGTTGCTCTTCTTTCTTTTTAGCCATTGGTTGCTCCTTGGTTGTAGTGTGCTTATACACTACTGGTTACCAAAGAACAACATGTAAGCATCAACTTTATAAAATCTGTCTTTGTTGCGTTCCATGGCGTCAATCACCTCTGATTCTTCCCGATCCAAGTCAGCAGCTATCATGCTTGGCGTGTATGGAAAGTCCATACCATTCGATTTGATGTACATGACTATCTCTTTTTCAAGATCGTCATCTGCAACATGGGCCAGGTCCAAATCAACGTGCACAGGTTCAACTCGCATTGCTCTCCACGGTATCTGATCACGTTTGTCTGGATAGTTTGGCAACAGGAACGCATTGTATACGTTACCTGGTTGCACGTTCATAGCCGTCACAAGCCTTGCATTCAGGAATACTTGCTCTCCTTTCGGTGTAACAGCAAACCCACTACCAGTCGGGTTCAAGTATTCAACAATCACCTGCTGTCGTCGCGTTTCATTAAGATCAAAAATTTGGTTCATAAAGTATTCCTTCTTCTTCCTTTTGTTTGTAGTAGTTGATTTCATTTATCAGACCCTCAATCCTTGGATCATCAGGGTCTGCCCATTCTATATCGTCGCGTTCTTTTTCCAGTTTCTTTCTAAGTACACTGACCAGTTCGACTTCTGCGATTCCTAATACTTTCATTTTTCCTCCCTAGGTAATGCATATTTTCTAATTATAACGAACACGTTGTGCTCTTCCATGTGCAGTGCGTCTGCTATCTGATGAGCAAGCATACCGTGCTTTAATAAATTATTCACAGTCTTTGCTTCCATAGACAAAGGACGTTCGCTCGGATATCTTATTCTCTTTTTAACTGGTAAAGAATTAATCTGCATCTTTGGATTAACCTGTCGATCCAGTTTGTTTTGCGCCTCCCAAGCTTTGCGATACAGATCTTCATACCGAACTCTGTGCGCTTCGCTTTCGTAGACCTTACCTTTTACTTTAGCTTTCATTATCTTCCTCCATGTATCCGTATTCCAATTGTTTTTAATTGATTAACGTAATCGTTTAACTCATCCCTCGCCGCCCACAACTCTCGCTCAATCCCAGGTCGGGCGTCTCTGCGCCCTTTTTCATCCTGTAAATTATCAACCTGTCTCTTCAACCATTTGAGTTGTGCAGCTTGGAACATACTCAACTGCTCGTCTCCCATATCACTCCTCCTTTTCTGGTCTTACCTTGGGTTTAACTAACTTCGATACCCTGTCCGTGGGATAACACCCCATCGAAATGTCATTGCCATACAAGTCAAACAAATAGTCGTATATGAAATCTGCGCTTCTGTTTTCCATGGCTCTTGAACAATGCTTCTCGCTCTCAAACCATACAGCCGTTTCAATATCGTGACCGTGCAAGGTGTACGCAATCACCAACGCCGTGAAGTATTCAATCATGGATCTTTGTCCTTCTTAATTGCCTGAAGTAAAAGAGTGTCTGCGTCCTTCATTACTTTCAAAGCTTTCGGATCAACTGCCCTCATCATGCCTTCGAACTGGTCTTCCGACATGTCCTCCTTGCATTCAAAGTATGCGTCCTTCAACTCACGCTCTATCAATTCACGGATCTCCATCAAGGCCACCACCTTATTCGGTGGCCTCAATGCATAGAACTCTTCCCATTCGATCTTGGTTTCAAATACTGGCACCTCAGTGTCTGCGGTTTTCCATCCTATCTTCATGATCAAATTCATTTAACAACTGCCCAAATGCTCTCGTTCCCTGCATCTTTACCAGTGTCCTTGATCTTCCCTGCTTTCCGCAGCTGAGATAATGTCGTGCGTACAATCGTCAGCTTCACGCCCGATCTGTCAGCGATTTGTTTTGCGGTTCCGATATCTCGATCTAGTTCCGCCAGGATTTGTTCCTTGCGCGTAAGCTTTGCGCCCGACCGCTGTTTGGTCTTGATCCTTTGCCATAGTTCTTTAAACATCTTTCTTCCTCCATTCGTAAAAGATTTCATTTATCACAGCCCGATACTCCTCTTGATCATCGAACTGATCGATTGCTAGTGACCCTACTATATCACACAGTAAGTTTAACTCTTCTTCCTTTTTTTCTTCAAGCTTATCCTCAAGCTTAGATAAATCCCACTTAACCATCAGCCCCAATCCTTTCTGTCTTCCTCGTTGCGCCATCCTTCCCAGTACGCTTCGATCTCGTTCTCCGACATCTTGTCCTCGGCTACAAAATTTACGCCCAAATTATCCAACCAAATGTGCGGTTCAGGATGTCTCCCATAATATCGATCAGCCGAACCGCGATCAGCGGCTCTCTCTTCACGATCCATCATCCAAGCTTTCACTCTTCCCATTACCAATCCTCCTTAAATACTTTGCGGAATATCTCATCCAACATCTTTTCCATCTCACGATCCGTCATCTTTATCCTCCCAATAACTAATGTGCGGTTTGTTTTCTGTAGCCTCACTGACCTCAACATAAATAGTAAAACCATTTAGTTCGATGTAAGCAGACACAGGACTTCGAACGTCAACTATCATCTCGTACCTCCATGTAACTTTCGATTAATCCTTGCGCGACTTGCGCTGTGATGGCGTTGCCGTAGGCGCGGAGTCGTCCCACTCTGGCGGTAGCCCCATCAACCAACGGGAATGACTGGGGTCTAACTGGCCTCCACTTTCCATCTCGGCAGAGGAGCCAGTCAGCATCTGACCAGAAACCGTTAGTCTCATAGGCTCTGGTTTGGGTATCACTTCCCCCTTCGCCTCCATCACCGCTTCGATCATCTCTGGTGACACTTGCTCCCTCAGATTGCACGGAAACGATCTGTTCTTTCGCGTCGTCTGATGCATCCTGATCATCGCCTCTCGGCTCCGTAACGGTAGACTGTCCATCGTGTTGGGCGTTGCCCACCCTGCCATCTTCGACAACTGGGTCAGACTGCTTCCCGACATTCCGTCCGTGATCCCCGATCCCCCTCGCGTTCCGTCCGTCGCTGATGGTGTCGTCCACCCTGCCAATACCGCTACTACCTCTTCCAGATTGGACTTGTTCCGATTGGCTAACTTGTCTCGGTTCTCCTCCGTTATCGTCGGATGAACTTTGTTGGCTCTCGGTGTCGGCCACCCTGTCAGTTGCGCTGTCACGTCCAACGTGTCCGTGCTGATCTTGCCGTTCCGTATCCGACCGCCCTGATATCCACCCTTGCCGTCGCGTGTCGTCGGTGTCGGCCACGAACCAGAGACGTTGCCTGATGTGCGGAGCACCGAAGCCCGCAGAGCAGAGATCAAATGACCCGATGGCGTAGTCCGCTCCTTCCATGTCAGCTTGTACAAGGTCGATCCAACCGAGGCCGTCTTTGCTTGCAACCTGTTCTCCAA